CAACTGTGTCTGATTCTTCAAAGGTTTGGTCGGGAACAATCTGCCCCGGATCGTGGACCACCATCCGCCCATTGGCATGGGTGCCGAGCGCATTGTTCTCCGCGAGAAAATTAGACAGCGAATTAGCCAGCCGCATGAACGTATCGTAGTCGTTGTGCCGACCACCGACGGCGGTATGGATTCGCAATTCGATGGTGATGTAATAGTTGATAACCGGACCGGCAGGGGATGATTGCTGCGCAGTATGTTCCTTCTCTACGCCAACGATTTCTACCGACACTGCATTAAACGACATATTCGCAATGCGATGGTTGTCATAGGTGTAATCGATATCGGGGGAGATGTCCGTCCAGACAATGGCGTCCAGTTTGGTCTTGATCGTATCCCGGACCGTCTCAAGGACTGCGCTTTGCGATGTGTTATAGACCTCAGCCATTACGCACCTCCCAGAGCTCGCCAGTATTTGATTTGGAGGTGCATCTCGAATTCGGTGGCGTTTTCTTTGGGTATCGAAACGATGGGGTTGACGGACACCACGGTACAGTCGCGGACGTTTGAGCCGAGAGATATCGGCGCATAGATTTTATCGACTACGGCCTCCAGAAAGGTACTGAATCCCGCAGTCATATCCTCCGCCCGGTGATAGTAACCGTAGATCAGAATCAATATCGTAATCTGTGCTTTGTCGCCGTCGCAGTAGTTGTTGATTTCTTCGCCGCCGTCGTCGGCGATAAATAGCGCCGGAGACCATTGCTTTAACTTGCTCGGATATTCCTGTAGATCGCGGGTGACGTATTTGACGGAGCTGATCGATTCCAGCCCCGTCTTGAGATTTGCCAGTATGGTATCCCTGACGCTCATCTAAGCGGCCTCATAACTTCGGTTATAATATCCTTCGCAATGCCCCGGCGGTCTTCGCGCATTGCCGACTCGGCGTAGCGTTTCGGCTTGATCTTAACCTCTTTTACCTTATGCCAGTGACCATCCCTTGTTTTGAAGTGGAGATATTTGGCGTTCTTTGCTCGGATGATTCCGCCGACCTCGTGGATTCGAGCGTAAACGGCGTTACTTCCAACAAGTCCATATATTCCCACTCCAGCTTGATACCGCGCTGCTACAGAATGAAAAGACGCCCGAAGATGCCCTCCATGCCTCCCCCTTCCGACATTCAGCAACTGCCCGGAGAGCTTTTTCTTTTTGATCGTTCGTTCAAGCCGCAGCGTGGCTTTGTCGATCCCTCGTTTAAGATTGGGTATCTTTTCTTTGCCAAACCGGGCGAGCTTCACCGATTCTTTTTTGTTCCCCTCAATTGACAGATCAAGCTCGAACACATAATCATCCAAACATCACGTTTCGGTGTGGTGCCAGGGCCTGAGTGATCTCGGCAGGCACACCGGATTCGTAGTTGGTTGTGATATCACCGACAGAGACCGACGATATGCCGTCCCGGTCATCGTTCCACTTGCGATAATGCCAGCGCACCAGCTTCATCCCGGCCAGCTTGACATCGGCGGGCAGGGTAGACTCTCCCGCGACGTAGCTGATCGCCACGTTCAGATCGCCCTTGAGAAAGCTATCCCCTTCGGTCAGGACTATCTTGCCGACAGTCTCGTACAGTTCGTAGTCCGTCGAGGGGATCGTATCGTCAACGTCCGCAGAGTCGGTAATAACCACAGATGAAACCGATATCACCGGGCGATGATTCAGATACAGCACCGTCCCGTTGTCGCCGTCGTAGGTTTCGGAATACGATATCCCGCCGGACTCAAACGTCTGGGCGCAGTATTTCTCAATCCACGCCGTAGCGCCTTCGATCAGGATTTTAAGCAACTCATCCTGCGTGGTGTCCTGCGGGCCGCCCGCCAGATCGAGAAACGGCTTGACCTCATCGACTGTAAATAGCTTGCGCGCCATAGTTAATACCTGTTGATTTTGACCTCAAACAGACAGGTTTGCCCGGACACAGAATTTACGGCAGTAACCCGCAACCATGCGCCCCAGGTATTGATCGTTCCGTCCGGCAATTCCATCTTGAACCATGCTCCGGCGTCATTGACATCAACCGGATCGAATGACTTCAACGACATCCAATGCGCCTGCTCGTTAGCGACACCGGCAAACCCGTAATTTGGTGATTCTTCAATCCTAACCGTCGTCGTGCCGGATTCTGGGCCATTAATGATGTGAAGGTAAATAGCCAGTCGGGTATACCCGCCAACGTCAATAGGGTCGCCGTGTGGCGTATAGTCTGCACCACCGTTTGACGTTTGCTCCGTTTGGTCAACAAAGCCCTGCGTTGTGCTACTGCTGCCGCTACCCATCAGCCAGATCCGATCTGTTTTTCACGGATGTAGACATTCAGCACCGGCGACTGGCTGGCGACTGTATTTGTCACCGTAATGCGAATCTTCGAGTGGAAGTTATCGAATGATTCTGTATGCTGGGTGCTGCCCTGATTGGAATCAAACGATTTGCTCCACAAGGTTTCCCAATTCGCCGAAGCCGTTTCCACGATGCCATGATCCGCTGAGTGTTGAAATTTGACGGTCGTCAGCCCTTCGCTCGGCGCAGTCAGGCACCGGATCGTCAATACGATCTTGTCGTAGTCCGATACCGTCCGCACGTCATCGAGCTGAGTTTCGTCCGTCCAGTCGTCGCTATCCGGGGTCGCGGCGGTAAACCATGCGGACGTTAAAGCTGGCATTATTTACCTCCCCCTTTGGCCTTATCCTTCGGCGGCTTGTCTTTGGCTTTGTTTTTTGGTGCGGCAGCCGCTGCCTTTTCTGCAACCGCCGAGAAGTTGCCCGGACATTGCTCAAGCAGAATCTTCGCCTGATCCGGCGTAACCTCGACAGGCCCCGGCTCGTGACATTCCACGTAACCGGGACCGACAAGGGCCTTAAACTGATGTTCCGGCCCGGAGGGTTTGAATATTACAGTTGTCATATCACCCCTCCGGTTAGATGGTTGCATCATGCCAGAATACGATAATCAGGTCCGACGACGTGTCGGTCGTTGACAGCTGTATGGTGCTGGCAGCCGTAATCGACGCCTCGCTCGTAACGTCCACCAAAACGCCGCCCGAGGTGTCGTGCAACACTCCGACGATTGTGTCGTCCGTTGTGATCGGGATGTCGGTTGACGATCCCGCTGCGTTGGTAGTTACAGTGATATCATTTGCAGCGGCGGCACCTGTACCGGTGCCCATCCGCAACTGCAATTTGCCAATAGGGTATCCGCTCATTTCTTTATCCTCACTTTTTCAGGTCGTGGTTATCGAATCCACTGCGCCTTAACAAAGCACGTCATGGTATCGGTCTGATCTGTCTTCGCCGCGTACTGGTTGCGGAATCGAACCAGCGGCATACCGTTCAAGGTGATTTTTTTGCCGACGGGAACCGCGCCATTGAACAAGATCGAATCGACCGGCTCCCAATAGATGTCATCTGTATTGGTGCCGTCTCCGCCCATTGATTGTTCGAGAACGACGTAGTACCGATTTGAATCGGTGGTGGCGCAACTGTCATACATATGCGCGTACAAGTAGACATAGGTGTAAATACCCATGCCGTCCTCGTAGTATCCGGCGGTGATGTTCTTGCCCGCCTCATGTCCGTTTGCAGAATTCAGCCAGGTATCAATCGTGTCGAGTACAGTCGCCGCATATACACCATCACCGACGGCAGAGATTTCCATCGTGCCGATACTGTCATAGTTGGCCGAAATCGACTTGCGATCCCACCCAGCGTTCGCCGTCACCGAGAATGCGGCCACCATGAAGGCCGCGAGTGCAATCAGAATTGAGAATCGTTTCATTTCTTTATCTCCTCGTTTTCGTTTTCATGTTCACCGGCTTACAGCACCGGGATGTTGATCCCCGCGACGGTCGAGTATTCGGTGGATGCCGCGCGAATGAGCTTGAATGCCCGGCGGGCAGTAGCGACGACGACCGTTTGCTGAGTTAGGATGTTGGGATCGGTTTCGATGGTGATCGCCCGACGTGACCCGGAGACCCACGCCTTTTTGTTGACCATCAGACACAGACTGGTTGTCTTCCCAGACGCATCATAGAGGCCGGTCGAGTTGTAGTCTGTGCGGATGTACGAAGATGTCAGAATGGGAATGCCGAAGATGTACGGCAGACTGCCCTTGACAATGGTAGCAGCCATCGGGCCGAACTTGTCCACGGTCTTGACTTCATCCCACAGCCATGCTTCGTAGAAATTGTCCAGAGACAAGGCCAGGAACATATCGTTGACCATTTCCGGTGCACCGCTGGCACCCATCAGCTTCCGAACCATGACGATGTCGGCAGCTTCCCAATCGGCGGAGTTGGGGCCGAGCACCGTCTGGCAATCGTATTCCTTGCTGTCCGCATTGGCTTGATGCCGTAGGCCGTCAAAGGCCTTGCGGATATCGGTGGTCTCGTTCATCGAATGCTGAGTGTCGCGGTGAGTCGCGGAAGTATCGCCGTTGATGTAGGCGTTATCCCATTCACGGGCCATCGTCTGAGCAAGATCATCCCGGACCATCGGCAGGATGGCAATCAGCGAGTCTTCGGTGGCGTCCTTCGATACGACAGTAGCCGCAGCAAAACCCTTTGCGGTCAGTGTGTTCTTGCCGGTGGTCGGCGTCGAACGACTGATCTCGGTGGCAAAGTCCACCGTCGGTTCGTCGTAGATGTAGATCGTTACGTGGCCGCCCTTGTAGGGGATATCCCAGGGATTGGTCGGCATCGGAACGACGGGGAATTGGCTGGCGATGACTGCTTTGGCTTCGACCAACTCTGTTAACTGTGCGGACATTTCGGTCGGCACCCATTCGTCACCGTAACCAGTCCCGGTTGCAGACATTGCCTTGCCGAAGATTTGATCTGTCAGGTCTTTGTAGCGACCGAACGACTTGAGCGTCTGCGGGCCTTTGTACATCCGCCCGAACTTGGCACCCATCAGGTGATTCAGCAGACACAAATCGTCATGTGCCTGCCGCCATTCGTTGATGGCATCCTTGCTCTGATCGAGCATACATTCAGGCAGCGTCAACGCAGCGCCATACGCCTTGCCATAGGGGTGGTCGATGGCCATATCCTCGATGCCGTTTTCCGGGACGACGACCTCTTTTGTCTGCCCGGCGAGGATTTTCTGTTGCCGATTGTGGATGATTTGCTGGGCGTCTTCGATGGCCTTCAGCTTTTCGACCAACTCTTTGTGTTCGGCGGTCGTGACGCAGTTTTTCGCGGCTTCCTTCGCCTCAGTCATCATCGACAGGAATTTTTCCTCGATGTCCTCGATCTTCGGCTCAAGCGTAACCTTCACCGCCTCCGTTACCTTTGCGGTGGCGTTCGTAACCTCATCGTCGACCGCTTTTTTTACTTCTTGCTTGATGTCCAGTTCGGGCATATCTGCCCCCTTTTTGTTAGGTGGTTCACTCGTTTGATTGATTGCGAATGACTTTAGGCCGCGAGACTTGGCGGCTTCGAATAGCGCCTGACGGTTTGCGGGAACATTGACGACAGAGATTTCAACCAGCTCGATCTCGGTCAGTGTGGTAATCTTAGAGTCGTCGTCGTATTCGGACTTGTGTACCCAATAGCCGATAGAGAACGCCTTGAGTACACCGTCCTGGATGAGCGTCCAGACGTCATCGCCCATTGCGGTCTTCGATACCGTGGCCTCGACGTACAGCCCGTCGTCGCGGATTTCGACGACATCAAACTGGCCAATGGGGATATCAAACCAACTATGATTGACCAGCATTACCGGGTATTCTTTGAAGTCCGGCAGATACTTGGCGAACGCCGTCGGCTTGACGATCTCGTTATATGAATCAACCGTCGGGGTAGAGGCATAGCCCTTGATTACCCGGCTGCCGTTGTCCGATTTGATCGCAATCGGCTCTATGCAAACCTTTAATTTGTCAGGCTTTTTTCTGTCTACTTTTGGCATCGCATCACTTCCTTTAGGCCGAAAAAAATCCCCGGTGAGGACTGCGACCTTCCGAACGCAGTCTCAACCGGGGAAGGATTTTTCGGTGCCATTAACCTGACTGGCCGGTCAGGTCGGCTGTATGTGTCGGACTACATCATTCCGTTTCCTTTTTGACCGGCAACACAGTACACCGGCAATTGATTCTTTCTTCTGGCGGTAAGCCGGGATCGCCGGGATATTGCACTAATATTCCGCTAACGCTAAAATGCGCACCAACATCAACTACCTGTCCGTTAGCGGCAGCGTGTGATTCTCTTGTCTCGCCGTCTAACGTAGACAACCATTCCTTACCCTCGACAACGTCTGACTGAACATATCCAGATAATGCCCCTTGATTATGGGCAGATATAACCTCGGTCCTCGCAGTGCGAGTCGCCCGATAGTCCGCAAATCCGTCAAACATCTCGCCGATCTGTTTCGATATTTCTTGAATTGAATCACCATTATCGACTGCATTTGATAGTAATCTTTTTAGTGCGCTTTGGCTTTCGTCTGTAACTTTAGCTGCCATATTGAGCATCAATTGATCTACCCAATCTTTTAACGTCGGATTTTTAAGATGATCAACTATCCCGTCAATTACCGCCGGATGGCTGAGATCGAACGCCACGTCCACGCCCAGCTTGTCGATTGCTTCCTTGCCCGCCATCGACAGGATATCCGATATGGTCGTGGTGGTCATTTCCTGTAGCTTCAGCATTTCGTAGGCGGCCACAAACAGGGCCATGATTTCCTCGACGTTGATTGGCCGGGGCGGCTCTTTGATTGACTTATATTCGCCCTCGATTGCCGCCAGTAGCCGTTTCTTCTGGTCGATGAAGTAATCCCGCATGATCTTGGCGAACTTCGATTCTCGCATGGTCAGCTTGCGGTCAAATGCTTTCCAGAGAGCCTTGCGCGCCTCGACTTCCGGGTCGTCCTTTTGCTCAAGAGATTTGAACATCGCCGGGGTTTCACCGGACAGCAGGCCAGCAAGTGATCCGCCACCGCTGGGCGGTTCGTCGCCCCAATCGACAGGCTCGCGGTTCATGTCGGCCCGGACTTCATTCACCGTCAGAACTCCGGTGTTGACATATATCTGGTCACGTGCGGCCTTCTTATCGGCGTCGTCTTGCAGGGCTTTGACGTTCGAGGTGTCGTACTCGACAAACCAGCCCTTGCCGGGGAATAGGCGCGGGATGAGCATCTCGTTGATGACCGACTCGTTGTACCGAAGGAGCGGCATCACTGTCGATTCCCAGAACATTTTCTTCTGTGCTTCGGCATTGGCATAGTTGGCGTATTCCATCACGCCGACCATCGCCGGAGGTACGCCGAGATAGGCAAGAATTTCCTCGCGGTCCCAGCGACATAGAGCCTCGAACGCCATATCTTTGTGCGCCTGGGATATTTGCTCGAACTTCAGGCCCGCACCGATCACGGCTATCTTCTGCCACTTCTCTTTGCCGGAATGTTGCGCGTGCCACAACTCGCCGTACGTCTTGGCCTTCTCTAAATCAATTGCGTGTTCCGTCGTAAGCAGGCCCGGTGGTATCGCGCCGTCCTTGAAGAAATTGTTGTTCCATTCGCCGATATACCATGCCGACAGGATTGCCCGGACAAGCACTTCGGTAACCGACAGGCCAAGCCATTTATCAAAAGGATTCGGCTCGCGGAAATGGATAATCTGCTTCGGATCAACAGGAGTGAAGCCCGATTTGGTTAGCCGCTCATATGCGGCAATATCATACCCGTCGTCGGTAGGCTTGACCCTGAACTCGTCGGCCTTCAGCAATACGATTCTTTTGTTGTTAAACTCCGACGGGAAGTACCAGACAGAGTTACCCATCAGGCCATGTTCGATGAGGTGCGATTGCCAGAACTGGCTCGATGTCATAAGCGGATTAGGCTTGGCCAACAAATCAACGAGCTCACCCTGGCGCACTTCCTCGCGTTCCGGCTTGCCGTCAATCTCCTTCTCCGTGTAGACCTTCAGCGGTACAGAAACCACCGCGTCAGCTTTCACGTTGATACCGCGAGCCAGATATCCGTTACGCTTATATGCTTGCCGTCCTCGGACAGCGGTATCGCTGATCCCCTTCGATGATCCGCCGAGAAGGATTGACAGGCCGCTACTCTTGAACAGCCATTGCGCCACGGCCATCTTTGTCTGAGTAATGATGCTCATACGAGAAACAGCCCTCCGCCCATAGCCTCGATCCGTGCCGCAATGTTTTTGTAATTCTCAGCATGGCGATAATGGTCCGGCTTCTTTTGCTCGGTGTGGCCGAGACCGCCAGACCAGTAGTACAGGCCACGCTTTTCGTCGAATAGGCGTTTCGGATATATCATCTGGTCATAGAAATCCGGGATCGACTCGGTGCCTTTCGGTAGCTCGACTTCACCCTTGACCAGCCGGGCATGACTGGCGTCCATGCTCTGGGTCCGGTCGGTATTGACCACGCCCTGGTCGTATTTGATCTCCATCCAGAAATCAGCCAGATCGGAATACTTTGAACTCACCTTGTCGGTGGCCACGTACTGACATAGCAGCCACGTTCCCTTTTGCCGTTCGATGAACTGACGAGCTGCCCTGGTCTCTGGCCGAGCATCGATAACGCCGGTCGAGACGTTGAAGGTGTTGACGATTAGATCGGCTTCCTCAAACGTGTTGACGGTGCCGATGTATACCGCCCGATACTTGCCGTCCCGTTTCTCGTCGATCCTGATATGCAGTTGGTTGCCGACATCGATACCGGCGAAACACGGTCCGTCCGACCTCGACGGCATGACGTAATCTTGTATCAGGGCGTCCAGCATTGCCCGCGACAGGCCGGTCGAGGCCGACGAGTAGGGAATACCCAGCTTCGAGTTGTAGAAGTTTTGCAGTCGGTGTTCGTTGCCCTGCGCCTTGCACCACAGATCCCACAGCTCGGCGATAGTCGCTTTGTGGAAAGCCAGCTTGTTGAAGTGGTAACCGTGGACCGAACGGTCGGGGTAGGTCGGGGTCCATTCCCCGACCGCAAGACGGTCCATTGGTTTGTTGCACCTTACGCAGTGTAGCCTAATATCTTCGGAGGAATCAGGCTTCCATTCTTGATCGATCAGCTCATAGGTTTTGTCTCCGGTTTCCCGGACGACGTTCTTGAACCAATCCAGCGCCTGCCATTCGCCGCAGTGAGGGCAGGGGATTGTCCAGTATCGCTGATCGGAGGCATCAAATATCGGATGAATCCCCGTACCCTCGATGGTCGGGTTACCCAGGATGCGGGTGCATTTGTGATCGGAGGCATCGAGGCGGTCGTAGGCAAAGGGCAAGTTTTCCTGATCGCAACGGTCATACTCATCGATGACCAGCATATCAGCCGGGAATTCGCCGAACTCGGAGAAGGCATTTGACCCGACGAATTTAACCACGCCGGAGCCAATATGCTTCATGCCGACTTCATCGGAATGGCCAGCGGCATTGTCGATTAAATGGCCGTAGTACGGCACCATGTCACGCCCGGTATCGACACGGTTTTTGACGAATGTATTCCTGATTGTCTGTGTAGGCAGAACGTAGAAGACAGACCAGCCATTGGCGCAGCGGAACCATACTTCAGCGAGCATCCGCAGAGTCCACCCGCTCTGAGTGTCCTTCATGCAGACAATATCCCGGTGGTTGTCGGAGTACGGGCCGATCATGTGTTTCCAGTTGCGGAAATCAATCGGATCGTTCGCTTCCGTCCGGTGATACTTCTTCGCCCACCACAGGAGGGGTGTAACCCTTCTCTCCAACTCCGTTTCGCATTTCTTCAACCAGAACGCGGAGCTTTTCGGTGTCAATTCCAGAGAGGTCAGGATCGCCCTCGTGTTGGTGCGTAAGGTGTCCTTTGTGGTTGTGGTCATGCTTATGTTTGTTGCTGAGTATGCCCCTGCCATAGAATACATCCCGAGCGGCAGAATAATCGCCACTAAGCAACCGGCGAACGAGTACGGCGAACGCCAGCGGAATGACTTCATCGATTTTTCCTGTGAATTCAGTGATCCGATCCGGGTCTTGAATCTTTTTGATTCGTCGCCAGACAGTAGTGGGAGGCATCCCAAGTTGTTCCGCAATTTTGCGAATCGTAGAACGGGGATTAATAGCAAGTGATTGAGCGACTTGATGATCTTTGTCGTCAAGCGGAGTTGGTTTCCGCTTGTTCCGCTTCTTTTTCTTAACCGCCACAACCGATCTGCCCCCTTCTCGGATTTTGGCCTCTTATTGCCGATACGCCGAAAAGGGAGCGGTGTCAATATGCGGCACTGCTTTTGGTGAAATTTTGGTGAAGGATTACTTGTACTGATCTATTCGTTTCTTCAGGTCGTATATATGTGACCTGGTTGTGCAATACTGCATCTCATCGGGTTTGGTTGGGTGTTGCCGAAAAGCGGAAAGCCCGCGACTGTGGGAGACAATCAAATATCCTTTATAGCATGAATAACTATCCCGCTTTTTAAAGAACCACGGAAATTGTTTGCGGTATTCCTTCACCGAATTCAGCATTTTGCCCCCCGGCAAATTACGTAAAAATAATCTCAAATGGCTTTGCACCATCGATCTCTTTATCTGTTTCAAATACTACCTCACAATTCGGCATCACCACGCCCCATATCTATTTTGGTTTATGATCTTGCCT